TGATACACTATATTTACTGCTTACTAAGCTCATAAAAGTTTTTTCTGATACTACTTCAACATCAGCCTTAGTTTTATCTCTTATAACTTTGATGTTATACTTATCTTTTAGACAACTTAATTTGTCTCTTGATAATGTAATGTTTGGATGTCTGTACATAGTAGAGATAGTAGACCAATCAAGTTTATTAGTAGTAAGCGGCATAAAACTTGCCATTTGTTTAAATTCTATATGCCATCCTTCTCTGTTTATATACAAACCTTTTGAGAATTTAATGTTTTCCAAAGAATAAGTAGATGATGATCTATCTTTCTTACTCTTGTTCCTCAAATCATCTGAGTTAATAAAATCTAATATTATTATTGGGTTATTTATTTTAGTCTTCATCTGGTAATTTTATATAATTATTATCTTTTGTTGTTAGTAATTTTCTGTATTCAGGCTTTACCTGAACTGTGAATGTATACATCTCTCTATTAGAGATATGGATTTCTTGTCTACATATGGGTTCAAAGTATTTGAATATCTTATTGTTTAGCACACCTTTGTTTTCATAATATAATATAGCTTCCTCAGCATTCATTCTTTTTAGCTCACGTATATTTGAGTTGTCCCACCAATATGCCACATCTTTATTTCTGTTAAACTGATACTCTTCATTTCCAATGTTTTGTGCTAATTGCCATAGTAATTCATATTCTGAGTTAAAATCAATTGTGGGTAACAAAGCTGCAGCCATATTTCTGTCATCATGAGAGTTCATCATAGCTGTTATATCATCTACAAGTTGGGCTGTAAGTGTTTGTTTATTAGCTGAACTATCTAATACTGTGTCTACATCAACTACAGCAAGTTCTCCATTTTTAATTTTATGACCTATATTTAAAGCCAGACCAGTTATAACATATGAGTTGTAAGGAGCTGATTCTGTATCTTGATTATATGAAGGATAATCTGCTTTTATTCTATCATCATACAATACGGGATAAGGAAAATCCTCTGCTAAAGTATTAATTGAATTACAAGTATAATAGTTTGTTAAATCATACATCATAAGTGTAGTTTTTAAGGAATCACCACTAGAAAAAGTATCATAAAAATAATTATGTGATACTATGAAATCAGCTTCTTCATAATCATTTGTCACTCCTATACTATGTTCTTTAAGTGCTAACTTAATTCTATCAGCAGACACAGAACATAAAGGTAATACAAATGCTTTTTTAAAATTACTTAAATCATTTGTTGTTTCTGTTATAATAGTATCTCTTAACTTAGAGTATGCAACTGCTGATTCTGTAATTATTACTTCTTCTATTTCATTTACGTATTTATTTTTCCATATACCATAAGTTTTTGAATCTTCAATATTAAAAGTTTCTAATGATAATTTATCTGTTGGTTGGAATACTGTTTTTTTTGCCATTTCTTTTTTTGTTAGTAAACATAAGGGGGCACAAGGCCCCCCATGTTCAAATTAATTTACTTAACAGTCATTTTGATAATATCTGGATTCATCATCATCTTATTAAACTTCTGCTTGTTACCACTGAATATAGTTCTCACTATTAAGTACTTCAGGTCATTAGTAAAATGATCATGTGTACATAACATAATTAACCTATCCGTGATTTTTTGATTAATTGTATTATCCTTTGAATAAACTACAGCATAATTAGCTAATCTAGTTGCTAAAGTAGAGGCAATGTCTGCTCTATAATCATCTCCTTTACCAACACATGTTGTCAACTCACCTTTTACATATGCTTGATCAACGTGCATTAATAAATCTTTTGGATGAATTAATTTATCTAACTTGTTGTTAATGAATGTAGTAAACATAGAAGCAAACTCATCTCCTACAGATCCTTCACCAATCATTTGAACAAGAGATAAGTTTTCTTCAAACTTCTCAAAGCTAGATATAGCATTAAAGAACGTTGATATAGATCTTGCATTAGTTTCTTGAGTTACTAGTTCAGGATGCATCAATAAGAAGTTAATACATCTTGAGTCAATACCTGCTCCCTCAGCCCATTTAGCCCATACATCTATATCAAACTTTAAATTAGCTGTAATGTATCTAGTCTTCTGTGCAGAATCCACAGAGTTAACCATATAGTCTCCATTGTCTGGATTAGCTGTTAATATAATGTGCCAATCTTTAGGTAGAGTCCAGGAGATATACGTTTGTCTATCAACTAATTCCATACATGCTTGAATAAATCTAACATCAGCTCTATTCCAATCATCTAATAATAATATACCACCTTGTTTTTTATCAGCAATCCATTCAGGTGCGCAGTAAGACATTCTATTCTTACCAGTCATCTTGTATCCATTTTTTAAATAGTCAGATACTGCTAGCTCATCAACCCAAGAACCAACCTTCTTTGTAGTTGTTCCTAACTTAGCTAAGTCTTCTCCTCTTTGTGTACTTCTATAATCTAAACTATCTTTATCAGGAGCTATAGCTACTTGCTTTTCTCTATACATTTGGAACTGTCTTACAGGAAATCCTACTAGATCACCTAACTCTTCTATCTGTGCTAAGTTTAACTTAACAAAATCTAAGTTGTGTTGTTTTGCCATCTGCATTACAGCTGATGTTTTACCAATACCTGATTCACCTACTACTTCTATTGCTACAGGTAGCTTATTGTTTTCTTGTAGGTATCTATTATTTTTAATAATGTGACCAACAAATGATTCTAGTTCTTCAATGTTTAAGTTTACTTCTTGTGCCATGTTCTTTTTTTTTAATTTATTAATTTAGTTGAATTTTCTGTCCCGGTAAGTCTTCATTGATAGTACAGTAATTACTACTACTGTGTACCCACAATGCATTCTTTGGGCAATTTTCTGGTGCATATGCTTCACCATCTGTTAAATATATTAGGGCTGTATATCCCCCTTTCTCATTATAATGATCTACTACTGGTTGAAAACATGTGCCTCCTCTTCCAGTTATATCCCAATCTTTCTTAGGATTAAATACTTCTATGCTACCTATCTTTGTATCACATTGAGCTACTGTAATTTGATGACCAGTCTTATGCATGTGACCTAACTCATTCATAAATTCTTTAAGCTCATCATTAGATACAGAACCTGATGTGTCAACACCAACAAGAATATGATTTTTAAACTTAATTTTAAGACCAGGACTAGCATTATAACGCTTGTTATATTTACGCCTAAGCTTCTTTGTATAAGAAATAGATGAGTTACCAACAAACCTTCTAAGGTATTGTTTCCAAGGAAAAGATGGTGGTTGAATGTTAGTTAGTCTATCAATAACCTCAGATAATTCACCAGGAACTGTGCCATGATTTTTTATTGTAGTATCTGCAGTTTCCTTAAGTTGATGATCTATTTGTTTTTGTACTAACTTCTTATCAGCTTCTGAAAGTTCTTCAAACTCTTTCCATGTAGGGTGATCATACTTACTATTACCATCCATTTGAGATAATATATCTCCTAAGATTGGACATGGTTCTTCACCATCACAATTTTGTTCAAGTAATTCATAATACTTTTTAGTACCAGCTTTAAGTGGTAAAGCTAAATCAGGAAAAGTATCAGGGTATAATGCGCCTTCAGGTAAGTGATCTCTGTTTATATACTGATTGATTTCTATATCTGCTGCTATATTAAATAGCTTTGCATTTGGATATAGATCTCTTAGTAATAGATGCCCAAATGAAACGTGTAACAATTCATGTTTCAATACTCCAATTCTTTGATCTTCAGTTAGTGCAGTGTAAAAGTCAGGATTAACACTTAACTGTACTCCTATACCATTCTTACTTACACCTGCTGTTGGTATATCTTTTCTTATTTGTTTATTTAACCCAATTAAAAAGAAGCCGTAAAAGGCTTCTTTCAACATCAGAGTCTTTGCAGCTCTAGATAATATGTCATGTATCATAATTATAATTTGTTTATTGCTTCTGTTATTAATTTTTGCTCTAAACTTGGTAATGATTTAATATTAATTCTATCTAATATATCATTCCAAGGTTCTACTTTAATGTAATGGTAACCTTGTAATTCATTTATGATTTCAGATCTAGCATCACCATAAAAGTTTTTCATTAGTATTAAACATAGTAACTTAGAAGGTTTTAAATTCTTCCATGTTTCTATTCCTAGCATACGGTCTTCAATATTTTTTGACTTCATCATAAGTTTAATCCTTTGGTATATTTCTTTAGTTATTTCAATTTTTTTTATTTCTTTCATCTTTAATTTCTATTATTACCCCTGGGTTCTCTTTATCATATGAATACTTTTCAAAACATGGTATAATAAATTCACAATTATCATCTTCAATCCAACCATGTTTAGTCATATCATCTTGCACAGTTTGTGCAGGATTTAAATAATCAAATTTATGTCTTGAACCTCTTATGAACGTAAAGTGCACATACACAGGTAGTTGATACTTGCTAAATTCTTTAAGGAATGAAGCAGTGTGATTCTCAAATAGTTTACTAGTATCTTTTCTGTACTTCATAACAGTTTTACTTGCTATAAAAAACTTCCCTGTCCATCTTCTACTATTCTTAGAACTTGGTACGTTACCTGGTATGAACCATTTCATATCTTTTCTTTTATTAAATTAAACAATTTTGATTGTACTGCATTGAACCCATACTTTGATACAGCATCTGATAAATCTTTTTCTGATTTTAAATAGATAGGAGTTATCTTATATGCTTTTTCATACTTACCCATAGCCTCATGACCTGCTTCATCATTATCTAACAATGATAAAACTTTTTTATATTTGGATTTAAGATTTTGGATTATGTATGGTTTGATCATAGTATTTTCTGAGTCAGGTGCAATAACTTCTAAACCAAAGTCAAATGATTTTAGACACATTGCATCTTTAAGTGATGAACAAATTACAAGATAGTCTTTATCATACTTCAACTGATCAAAACCTTGTAGATGAGAATCAATCTTTATAAACTTATGCTTCTTTTGCATAGGTTGATATATCTTGTAGCATTTTGTACGTGTTTTATTATAAAAACCATACATCATTTTATTCTCTATCACTAATTTATTTACACCTTCATCTGTACTTTTAACCATAGTATAGTATTCAAGAGGTAACACATTATATTCTTTTAGTAAAGAACTCCCAATATTATATTGTAACCAATATTCTTGATCTTGTTTAGTAAAGCCAACTTTAAGCTCAACATGATCAGTTTTATATTTAGCTACAGGTTTATATTCTTGTGTGTTATCATCTAAAAAATTTCCTGCTAATACATGTGCATTATAATCTTCTGTAATTCTAAATAAAGCTTGTGAATATGAGAGTGAAAATAATTCTTGGACTATATCTATCTTACTACCTTGTTTACCCGTAGAAAAATCTTTATACTTATACTCCATAGAAGAAGGATCAAGATAGACAAACATGCTTGGTGTTTTTTCTGAAGCATTGAATACAGATGTAATTTGTACATCTTGACCAGTTAACTTCTCTGGTAGAGTTAGGTAGTATTCAAAAACCCAACTACTTCTTATTTCATTCTGTTGACTTATAAAATTCTTTGTACTAATCATAGTAGAAAAGTTAAGGGCTGACAATAGTATTAACCTGATTGTGGTACCGCACCACCTAGTGTAGCTTGTATACCTTTATGCCAGCCCTCTTCTTAATTATTAAAGTTCAAAATCAGATGAACCAGTTGTAGCAGGTTCAAAATCTTTTGTAGTACTTACACCATTAGATGATGATGTTTTTTTAGCTATTGATTTTACATGTGTAGCAGAATCAAAAGTAATTAATCTAGATACTTCAGCATTTAATGCCTCCATAGGTACACCATCTCTAGATAACTTAGGCAAGTATAAATCATTATTAATGTATCCCTCTTTGTTTTCCCACTCACGGCTAGCTAAACAAGAATTAAAGAAATCACTATTAGAAAATAACTTATTACACTCAGTTATAAATACTTCAATTGTACTTGCTTTTATAGCATCTAATTCTGTTCTCTTTCCTAGAACTTCACTTAAGAATATCATTGATTTTAAAATCTCTTGATCTCTACTTATTTCTCTACCGCTAGGTAATGTAGTATCTTTATATGGAAATGGTCCCATTCTTACTCTACCTATTTGACCTTCATATCTACCTTGAGACTCATTATCTTTATTTCTGAAGAAACCTTCAAAATCCCCAGTTACAGGTTTAGTTTCTACATGTAAATTTACATTCCATGCATCAGAATCATAAGGAGTTACATCTAATGAAATAGAATTGATTCTTACTTCTGTGTTACCTGGACCCATTAAAGGTCTTGCTTTTCCTGAGCCTACGCTCATGTCTTTTGTGTTTAACATTCTTTCTTTTTTTTGATTAATTAATTATTTTTCATACTCTGCTATACAGTTCTTAACAAACTGTAGATCATTATCTATAAATGGATTTTCAAACATATCCATAGGAGACTTACATGTGTTCTCTCCATTATTTTGGGTATCAAAGCCATATTCTAAACCATCATCTGTTTTATTTACTCTACCAAATAATACTATAGAAAATAGACCCTCCAAAGTTAGTGTATTATCTATCATTTTACCTATAGTTTTAGCTTTAACTTTTCTGTTACCATTGCCATCTACTGATTCTTCTGAATGAGTTAAGAAAAATATAGTTAAGTCTTCTCTCATATCTTTTGGCATCTTAGCAACCTGTGCTAAATTAGCTGCAATCTGAGTAAACTTATCATATCCTTTTTCATGTGCTCTATCAAAATATTCAAAGCTGGACATATACTGCCAATCATCTATGACTAATGTCTTGATGTGTGACATCTTATCATTAACATGTTGCATAGCCTTTATAATTCCAGGGGCTGAAGAAGCTGCTGTCATATTACCTTTAGGATTATCTTTAGAGATATTGACATAATTTTTCTTCCAACCTTTGAAAGGTAGAGGTTTGTTTGCAATGTTAATTATAAATGTTTCTTTAGGATCCAATGTCCTAATTGCTGTGGACTTACCTGTCCCTGAGTCAGCTATGACTAATACGCTTTGTGCCATTTTTTATTTTAATTTTTGATTAATACTTAGTAATGCTTTTTCTATACCTTTGAGTACATCTACTATATCCCTTTCAGTCTCTGGGTTAGGTATTGCATCAAACGCTCTTTGTTCTACTTCAGGATCTCCACTGTTTAATGGTAATCCTCTACTGACTACATCATTGATTACCTTTAGTTCACCTACTGGTACCATATGTCTTTGAAATCCTGAGTTACTTGTGATTAGTTCATACTCTTCTTTCCAATGAGGATTATACTTTAATAAATAAAGTGTTCTCTTAGGATCTTCTGAGATATAATCAATACTTACAAACTCTGTATATATATCTGTATTATTTTCCAACTCACTAGGAAAGAATGTAACATGTAGTTCATCCTTACCACCTGGCCTGTATGCCATCTTAGGTATATATGCTGGTTTATCTATTTTATTTACCATAAAATAATCATTATGCTCTTCAAGTAATTCTATTACTTTAGCTTTACGTTCTTCTGGTGTCATTTTCATCTTCTTTCTTGTTGAGGAGGTGTGTCCATCTCCATTATTTCCATTCTTTCAAATGCAGCTTTAAAGAAAGACATACGGGCATCCCCATTTCTTGCTTTAAGAAAATGTAGCACTAATGTTTTATCATCTTCTATTATAAATCTATCAGGACCATACAATCTAATCTTCTGTTTAGCAGGTCTGTTTAATCCTATTAGAGTATCAGCATGTTGTAACATTGCATCTGAACCAAATATATCTGACTCAAGTACATAGTTTCCATACTTCCCATCCATTGCTCTATCAGGATTATCTATGTTTCTGTTAAGTTGAGATAAACATATAAACATACAAGGATAGTCACGTTTTGCTTGTGTAAAGAATTCACCTAATTCAAATAACATATCTAACCTGTTGTTCTGATAGGGTGCTCTTTTTACTAGAAGAGTATGATCTAAAGTAATAATGGTCTTAGTATTATTATGTTCTTCCATATACATATCTAGTTGTTCTCTCATTTGATTAACAGTCATAGGTGTAGATATAATATCAACTGGATATTTTATTCTATCCTTAGCATGTGAATGACATACATTAAATGTATCATTCTCTAACACGGTACCTGCACTACACAATTCTTTATATGTTTTACCAGTTACAGAACTAAATTCTCTTATTGCTGATGTTCTTCCAACCATTTCAAATTGAAACTCTAATACACGGAAGTCTTCTTCAGGATTTAATACAAATGATTCCCTAATGATTTGATCTTTAATTAATGTTTTACCTGAACCAGGTCTACCACCAATAACTGTAAGAGTATTCCACTCTAAACCGTCAGTGATTGCGTCATTGAACTTAGGCCAGGGTGTAAGTATAGATCTTTCCTTACCGCTTTGCCTATCAAGCATATACTTAAGTGCTTCATTAAAAGCTTTATATTGTCCATCCCATGCTTGTTTACTCATACTATATTTTCTTTAAAGTGTTTTACATCATCATCTGTTCCTTCTTTTATCATGTCACAATAATCTGCTAATTCAGATTGTTTAACTTTAGATTGGTCAGCTTTAGATATAAAATATTGACTAGTCTTCATATACATGTAGTCTTGGTCTTCATACTCATTTAAATATTTTTTTGTTGCTGCTATAACTTCATCCCATGTGTAATCATAATTATCAAAGAACCATCTAAAATTATTAGTGAGTGTTTTAACATTAACTCTTGCTGGTTTACCACTTGGTAATTTTCTTGCAGGCCAAAGTTCTCTATATAGTTCTACTTTAGCAGTATATGATTTACCCATTAGTGCAGTATTACTTGCTTTTTTTACTTTAATAAAGTAGGCATCATATTTATTCTTAATCTCTCTTCCAGATATTGATAGTTCACAACCTGTGTCAGTATCTTCATTCATGTTTATGTATCCTTGTTTTTTCAAACCTTTTATTTCAAGGTGAGGATTTATGTGAGGTACTGATAATGAATCATCTATTGCATATAAAAGCAAAAGTTGATTTGGTGTTATCTTATCCTCTAAAATCTTTTGTAGTAATTCCCACATTTATTTTTTCATTTTTTTATTATTATTAGGTTAGCAAATATAGTCATTAATAGTGTAACTATCAAGTATTTATTGTATCTTTGTTGTATAAAATTATTAATTATGAAAGATAAAAATACAGTTATAGAAAGACCAGAAGAAATATCTATAGAAGACAAAACTGATATAGCAAATGTATTTGACAAATTACCAGATGATACTTTTGTTGCAGTACCTGATGATAATATTGTATATATAGGTTTGTCAGGAATGTATATTAAACAACTTCAACATATTGAAAGTTTTATAACTTCATTAATACCTGAGGATAAACAAGAAGAGTTACTTTTATCTTTGAAAAATAAATTTATTGATAAAGATCCTAAGTCATGGACTGCTCCTGAAAAAAGTCTTATGATAATAAAAGAATTATTATTTGAAATATTATTTCAAGCTGCTAAACAAAAAGTAGATGCAATATATGATAGAAATAAAGTAGCTGAAGCTATGGATGATTTAAATCAAACAGATAAAGTTATTAATCCATTAACACAAGAAGAACTTAATAAAAAAGTAACATCTAACGTAAATTTGACCCAGTAAAATCACCTATAGTTAATAAAGCTTGTATCACTGAATTTAACTCTTCCGTGTCACAGTCAGCAAATGATTTACTTATCATTGCTGTATCCTTAACTGTTTCTTTTAATGTTATAGGATCTTCACCAATATCATTAGCCAATTGACGGATCATTGCATGAATCTTAGCTAACTGAGCATTACTACCTTTCATCCCTATTACATTAGCAAATACTTCTACTTTAGTGCCCTCAGGAAGCTCCTTAATAATTTCATTAAGGTTTACTTCCT